AGTCAGCGTAAATGATTGCGTTGTGCCGGATGGAATGGTCACGCCGCTGATCTGCTGGTAGCCGGTGACGAAAGTGACGTTGCCTGTCGCCGCCGGGATGCCCTGAGCGCCATTGGGATAGACCGCCAGCACCACGGCATCCAGGGGATTATGCTCGTCGAAGAACAGGATGGCGCAATTGGCCCCGGTGATGGCCGAGGCCGCGTCAAGCGCGTTATTGACAGGGATGCCCTGCAAGTAGGTTGACGTCGCCTCCAGCAATAAAACCGAGGCCGTGTACGTACTGGCCTGGAACGCCTGCAAAATGCCGCGCTTGATCTGCATGATGAAGTTCTCCGTTAGCCGTCGCTACAGCCAGCGCCGGGATATGGCGAGGCGTTGCCGGACGTATAGGCGGCGAAATTGCCCGCTGTGTAGGATGTACTCAACGCCGTGTTCACCGCCGTGGCGATTTGCGCCGCCGTCAGCGTGGCCGAACTGCTGAGGTAGTACCACCAGCCCGCGACGGGCAGCGCGCCGTCGCTTGCCTGCTGGAAGTATGTCATCGTGCGTAAATTGACGAAAGTTCCTGCCTGCGCCTGCGCGCCGCCGTTCAAGCGGCCCCAGGTCAAATCTGCCAGGTCTACCATGATAGTTTGATCCTTTCCAAGTTTGTGAGGTTTGAGGATTTGATGAAGCAAACCCCCTATGCAACGTTAAAATTCGAGCCAGCGCAGCGTCACGCTGAAAAGGCCGGAGCCGGTATTGCCGAGAAAAGCGATGACGCCGTTGGCCGTTCCCGCCGGGAAAAACAGCGCCGCGCCATTCTCGAATACCTGCGCCGTCAGGTTCTGGCCCGTTATCGGCGCGGCCAGCAGATTCGCGCCGGAGGCAGCCGCCGTCGCCGTCGAATAGGTGGCGTTGACGACCGAACTGGCAACGCCCGTCGCCTGCTTCAGGTTGATGATCGAGCAGGCATTGGGATAGTTCGGGTCTACGCTGGCGAGCCGCACATCATGCGTGATAGCGTTGGCGTTGTTGTACATGATCTCCAGGCTGTACAGCAGCACGTTTTTTGTGTTGCTGGCCGGGCTGAAGAACGAGACGGCCTGGTTGGCGTTCGCCGCCGAGACCTTGCCGGTCGTGGCGTTGAAGCCCTGTCCCGCCATGATGTAGGCGCGGATGGTGTCCTCCGTCACCACCGGCAGCGCGGCGGAATTTTCGCTGATCACCTTGAGGTTGCCGCTCGCGTCGAGCGCGAGCGCCTGGCCGACGCTGCCGGGCAAGAGGCCGCCCGCCAGCGCCGAGCCATCGGGATTCATGTATCCGGTCATGTTAGATTCCTCCTTTCATTTGAAGAGTTTGGAAGAGGGGCATAAAGTTGCTTCAGCAGCCAATCGATGGTATACTTGGGGTAAAATTTGGTGTACCCCGGCGATGCTGGTAACATCCCGGGGCGTGACGAAAGAAAGGATTGGTTTCTTCCGTATGGATATTGTACCCCAAAATGGCCCCAAGAAGTATTGCCCCTGGTGTAAGCAGTGGTATGTGACTTCCCACTTTAGTAAGCAGAAGGGCGCTAAGGATGGATTGCAACCCTATTGCAGGTTCTGCCAGCGTAAGGAGCGTGCCTCTACGTATGCTCTGAGAAGAGAGCAGGGACTTTGTATCAAGTGTCTTACTCCTACTGAGCAGCAGCGCAGCCTTTGTGAGCAGTGTAGTATGCGACAGAATCAACGGCGTAAGGAAAACGGTGTTAGTAGGTCTGCTACTAAACGGTATATGGATAAACTTCGTGATGAAGTATTTGCCATATATGGTAGCTTCTGCATTGTTTGTGGTGAATCTCACCCCGCATTTCTTTCTATAGACCACATGAATAGTGATGGCGCTGAGCATCGCCGTATTACCGGCAATGGGCGGCGTTTTTATCAGTGGTTGAGAAAGAATGATTTTCCTCCAAACTTTCAAGTGCTTTGTTCCAATTGTAATTGGCGAAAGCATATAAGCCACAAAAGCAGTGAGATGACCTATCATCAAGCCTGGTATGCTCACTTGCGCCAGGAAGTCATTGCTGCGTATGGCAGCATTTGTGTGTGCTGTGGCGAGTCTCGTACTGATGTTTTGACTATAGACCATGTGAAGAACGATGGCGCTCACCATCGTCATGAAATCGGTCGAGGCGGTACTATTTTTTATACCTGGCTGCGGAAGCAAGGCTTTCCGCAAGATGGCAGGTTTCAGCTTTTGTGCTTCAACTGCAATCGTGCCAGGTATTTCTACGGCGTCTGCCCTCATCAGCTGTGAGACTCCCTGATGGTTACTCTCAGAAGAGTAGCCTCGTAATACACTATTTATATGCCACGATACAATCCGCGATAGTCTACGACACAGCCACCGTATTCGTGTCTACATTTATAGGACACGACATCTTGTGAAAAATTCAACCCATAGAGCGGCTGATCCTGGATCAGCAGCACGGGGTTGACCTGGCCGCCGACAAAGCCGATCTCGATGGTATCGACCACCTGCGGGTCTGCCGCCATGAACCACTGCGAGGTATTCGTCAACTGCGGGCTGACGATGGGCGTCACGTAGCCGAGCATGGGGTTGATGTCATTATTGGGCGAACCGGGGACGCCCGCCGATTTGGTCATGACCATCGCCGAAAACTCCAGTTCCGGCGGCACGACCAGGAATTTGGGGCGCAGGCCGACGCGCTTCCCCGCGAAGTTGGTCTGTTCGCGCATGGCCGTCACGCCCGACTGCATGGCCGAGGTACTCAGCGCCGACGCTCCCAGGTTATTGTGCGGCGCGCCGCTCGTGAAGAGCGCGGAGCCGTCATAAATGGTCGGGTTGCTGCTCAGGAAGGCGTAGACGAACTCGGCCAGCGTATAGGCCGCGGCGGCGGCCAGCTTCGTCGGAATGGTGCGAATGGCGTTGAGGTCATCGTTGACGATGGTCTCGCGCGAGACTGTCACCAGGTTGCCGCGCTTCTGCGGCACATACGTCGCGGCGCTGTCTTGCAGCGTCACCGACGTGTACGCCGAATCTTCCGGCACGATGGGCAGCGAGCCGAACGCGCCCATCCGCACGCGCGTCTGCTGTTTGAAATCGCGGATCGGCACTATTGTGCAAAATTTCATCCATTCTGCCGCCCAGATCTGATAGTCGCGCAGGAGCCGCTTGTTCATCGACGTGCCGAGCAGGTAGGTGAAGGTCGCGGTGGTGGTATCGGCCTCGGTGATGCGCTGCAACGGCGCGTTTTCCGAGACGCGAATCTCACCCAATAGCGAGCGGTCGCTGATACCGCTCACGCTGGAGTCGCCTGTCACGCGCGCGTAAGCTTCGCGGATCGATTGGAAGCCGCGCACATTGCCAAGCCGCGCGCGGTCGGCGTCGGCGACCATATCGCCATTTTTGTCGAACATCAAGTCGAAGGCCGTCTGCATCTTCTCGGCCTCGGTGATCTGAGTTCCGCTCGCGGCGCGCTCGTAGCCATGATCGCGCACGAGGCCCGCCCGCGTCAGATCGGCCAGCATCTGCCGGTTGAGCGTCAATTCGCGATCCAGTTCGGCGTTCTCGAAGACGCGCCCGGCGAATTTCTGGCGCACCGCGCTGCGCACCGCTTCCGGCAGCACGCTCTCCGCCAATCGCCGCTCCAACAACAACTGCGCGCGTTCCAGCCGCAGTTCGCGCAGCAATTCCTCGCTGTTGCGCCCGACCTCTTCGTTGATGCGCTGCGCCGCGCCTTCTGACGGCGTTTCTGAGGAAGCTTCCGCCGCTAGCGTTTCCGCGGAAGCAGGCGCATTCAATTGCGCTCCCACATTTTCTGCCGTGCCGATAACAGTGTTCTGGTCCATAGTTCCTCCTGTAATGGGGTGATAAAGAGAATCTGCCTGTTGTCCGGCCTCCATGCCGTGTAAGATGTGCTGGAAGACGCCGCCCGCGCTCGGCCTCGTCACGATGTCGCACGAATTGAGCGCGAGAACGCCGGTGACTTCCTGCAAACGCCGCCCGCCCTGCGCCTCGCTCATGGCTTGCAGCGTGCCGTAGATGTCGATGGACAGCCCGATCAGCTCTGGCCGACCGAGCGCGACGGCTTCCTTGATCAGCGTCCACAGCCAGTCAGCCGATTCGAGGATGTGCAGCGTCGCCTCGACGTGGCCGTGCTGCTCGCCCGTGGTTGGTGGTACGTGGAGCGCGTCGCGGTAGAACCCGGCGATATCGCGCACCGAGCGGCTGGCGGCCGCGCTGTGATCGAGGTACGCCTGCGCGCCCTCGATCAGCCGCGTCACGGCTTGCAGCGCGCCCGGCCCATAAAAGAAGCCGTTGGCCGAGGCTCCGCCGCGCAGGACAGTGACGCGCACCTCGCGCCGCTCGCCGAAGTTCTGCCCCTCGCGGATATGGCCCTCCACCTGGATCAGCGTGCCGGGCAGTGCATTGAGA